CCTTGAGGTTGTGCATCCCAAGGAACTGCTTCCGTTCCCGAGCCTCGGCCAGGATCACACCAAGGTGCATGGCATCATCCGCCAGCGCGTGGTCCCCATGTCCTTCCTGCAGGACAAGTACGGCAAGAAGTACTTGGACAAAGACAAGCGGAAAATGGATGCGTGGAGCTGGGAATACGGTCACGACATGGAAGAGCCTGCGGATGCGCCGGGCAACGGGTACGTGCTGAACAGCGCGGCCAGCGGTGCGCTGAACGGCATCCCGGGCGACAACGAACTGGAAGTCGTGAAGGTGCGCGAACTGTGGCTTGACGGCCCCCGTGGCACGGTCAGCCGATACATCGTGTCGAGCGGCAACGTCATTATCGAGGACCGCGACCTGAGCGATGTCGAGACGTACTGCCCGATCGGGTATGCGCGGTTCATGGACAACGGCACGTTCCACGGCGCAGGACTGTTCGACCTGATGTTCGGCGTGGTGCGCGAGATGGAACGGCTCCTGAAGAGCCTGTTCAACAACATCCGCGACATCGACAAGTACGGCGTGCTGGTCATGCCGCAGGGCACGATCAACGAGCGGGCTGTGCTGCGTGACATTGGCAAGGGCCTGCGGTACATGAGTTACAGCCGCGATGCCCTGCTTGGCGATGACTTCAAGCCGATGGTCATCCAGCCGTACAACGCCGGTGACGTGCCAGGCAAGGTGGCGCAGTTCGCGAAGAGCATCGTTGACAGCCTGAGCCCTGTGCAGGACCTGATCGCGGAAAAGGGTCGCGTGGACAGCGCAAGCGGCCTGCAGTTCCTCGACGAGCAGATCAGCAAGGCGATGACGAACCCCACCAGCGGAGTGCAGGCTGCGTTCGGCGGCATGTACAAGAGCCTGGTGGCCAACGCGAGCCGCGAGATGCTTGCAAGCGATCGGGCGCTGCCGGTGAACAAGTTGACGCTGGACCTTGCGGGTGCCGTGATTGACCCGGAGCAGGGCACGGTCAACTTCAAGAAGAACCCGATCCCGAACTTCAGCCAGATCAGTTTCACGGTGAAAGACACAAGCCCCCGCAGCGAAGTGGTGCGGAAGCAGGAGGCGATGGGCCTGCTGCAGGCGCGCGTGACGGATCCGGAGGGGCTGAAGTTGTTTGCGCTGAAGGAAGGTCTTGACTTCGCAATGTGGATGGATGAGGAGAAGAGCGCTTACGAGAGCGTGATCCGCAACATCCTGCTGCTGTACGGCGATGGGCAGACCACCCAGCAGATCGTGCTGACCCCGCACACCGCTCGGCCTGACCTCCAGCTGCGAGTGCTTGGTTCGTTCATGTCCAACCCGATCATGACGTTGGCGAGTCCTGAAGTGCAGGACGCGTTCAAGTCGTACCGTGAGTCCCTGATCTCGTTCATGGGGCAGTCCCTTCCCGCAATGGTCCCGAATCCGGACGACGTCGCCAATGTCAATCCTGGCATGGTCGCCGGCCGCATCGGGCCCGGAGCACAACCACCTCAAGGAGTAGCAAATGGCTAACAACGATGACGCGCTGGAAATGGATACCGAACTCGAACTGGAAGACGGCACCGTGGTCACGCTCGGTGACCTCATGCGGCAGGCGGCGCAGGCCAACCAGCTGCAGGGCCGCGTGCAGGACCTGACCCGGTTCCAGGAGAACGCCACCCGCCTGATGCGTGGCGAGGCTCCGGATGCGCAGGCTGCGTACGAAGTGCTGCGTGGCGCGGGGTTCAGCGATCAGGAAGCGCGGCAGTACGCGCAGGAATACGTCGACAACGAACAGGGTGGTGGGGGACAGGAGGGCAACGTGAGCGAGGAAGAACAGATCGAGCGGATGCTGAAGCAGACCACCCGTGCCGCAGAGGAGCGCGCAGAAGCCGCCATCCGGGAAACGCGGGAAGTCCGGCTCCGCATGCTGAAGGAACAGATGGACAAGAACGTGGTTCAGGCCATTGACCGGAACCCGGAGATCGTTAAGATGCTGGAAACGCTCGACAAGACCCGTGGCCGCGAACATGCGGCGGGTGCCTGGCGAGCTCTGCAGGAGCAGGTCCGCGAAGCCACCCTCAAGAACCTCTACGCCCGGCGTGATGCGAGCGGCGGGCAGTTCAACGAGGACTGGGTCACGGACGAAGCCGCGAAGGCGGCAAAGGCTGTTGCAGGAAATTATCGCACGGTAATCGGCGACATTGACGGCCTCGGCCGTGTCCCGGAAACAGGTGGCGAGCTCGAAGTCTTGAAGACCAAGCCACCGGTCGCTGCTCCCGAATTCAAGCCGGGCATGGACCGAGGCGTGGTGGACAAGAATGTTCGGGATTTCAACGTGGACGCGCTTTCTCGCCTTGCCGCCGACGTGGAGGCTGGTGGGGAAACGAAGGTCTGATCTTTCGCCCCTAACCGGTCTGTGACCGGAGACAACTACCGTGGCATTTGCATCACCCAATTCACTCTTTAATACGCAGAGCCTGCGCATTCAGGAGATCCTCAACAAGAACATCGAGGTCTTCCTGCCTGCTCTCGACCCTGCTTGGCGTGACACGACCGTGTCTAGCCAGGGCGTTGGCAATTCGAGCCTCATCGGCCGAGACATGAAGATCCTCAAGATCTACATGGGCTCGATGGCCGGCGTTCTCGAGATGGCCGACAGCCGCAGCAACTTTGTCCTGTACGGTGACAACACCGTCAACAACGTGGCCGACAAGCTTCAGACCCAGGGTCTGACGAATGCTTGGCCGGACGCTACGGAAGGCGCAATGGCGCAGCCGTACCGTCTCGGCATCGGCATGAAGGCCATGGTTTCCAACCTGCTTGTCACCCTCGGTGAGATGCAGGCGGAAGCCACCCCGGCGTTCATCGGCGAGATCCTCGCGCCCAAGCTCGAGGGCCACGCCCGCCTGATCGCCCACACGCTCTGCAACTACTGGTACATCAGCGACAATTCGTTCTATTCGCTGGGCAGCATCACTGGCTTCACGGGCAGCGCGGCTTCCGGTACCAACTGGAACTTCACGTTTACTCCCGGCGAAGGCAACATCGACCGTTACGCGGTCGGCCAGCGCGTGGACGTGTGGGATTCGACGGGTGCTACCCGCCGCAATCAGGACGGCAACGGCGTTCGCATCAACGCTTTCGTCACCCGCGTTGACGAAGTGAAGAATCTGGTTGTCATCACCTACATTGGTGCAGGCAGCGCAAACAGCACTGCAAACACCGATATCGTCACCTACGCCAACGGCATCACCGGCGGCAAGGGTTACGGCATCGCTGGCATCAACAGCTGGCTCAAGGGTGGCGACACTGGTGGCGGCACCGCAAGCGTTGCTAACTCCCTCCTTGGAAATGATCGAGATCCTTCCAATCTGATCAATGTTAACCTTCACCCGGAGTTCAAGTCGTTCTTCAAGGGCAGCGTTGGCACCCTGACGGAGCACAAGCTCCGCCAGTACCTCCGCGGCTTCCACCGTGCGAAGGAAAAGTACGGCCAGTACGTCGATACGCTCATTGCGAGCGACGGCGTGTGGCTGAACTACGAAGCGCAGAAGATCGGCCAGTACATGCTGGACCGCACTTCCAAGCTCTCCAGCGTCACGAACGAAGGCAGCCAGGAAGGGTTCAAGTTCACCTTTGACGGCCGCACCTACACGGGCTACACCTCGAACTACATCGAGAACGGCACCGTGTACGGCCTCCGCAAGGGTGGCGCGAACTGGAAGAAGTACGTTCCGCCGTCCCCCAAGGGGACCCAGAAGTTCGACAAGGCGGAGTCGTTCATCCCGTTCGAGTTCATTGCCCCGGCCCTTGGTTACTCGACCATCAAGGTCCCGATCACCAAGACGTTCGGTGGCAGCGGCAACAGCCTGCTGACGGAAGGCGCTCAGATGCCGGGCATGCTGCGCATGCAGCTTGTCCCGGATCAGCCGGCCGGCATCAAGCTCACTGGCGTGACCTACGACAAGGTGTACGGCGACTAATCGCCAACCACCTGACGCAAGTCAAAAAGGGGTGTGGTCTTCGGGCCACACCCCTTTCCATTGGTAGAATTGCGGTATGGCCATCGCGCGCATTCTCAACGCCCACGTCAAGAAGCAGGACGCAAAGGCCGGCAAGCGGCCTGTCCCGCCGTCCGAAGACATTGAAGTCAAGGAAGGCGAAGAGGGCGAGGGCGGTGCGTTCGAGTGCATCCCGCGCCTGATGGAACTGCACCAGTCCGTTCACCTCGCGCACTGGGCAACCACCTCGTACGCGGAGCACAAGGCGCTCAACAAGCTGTACGAAGAGCTGGACGAACTGATCGACACGTTCGTCGAGACGCTCATCGGCATCAAGGGCCGCGGAGTGCTGGCCGGGATCAACACCCTGAAGGTCTACGGCGCGGCTGGTGGGGAGCACACCAAGATCCTCGATGAGCTCGAGGAACTGATCCGCAACGACCTCAAGAACGAGATCGACCCGAAGGAAGACGGCCTGCTCAACATCCAGGCTGACCTACTCAACCTCGTCACCCACATCAAGTACCTCCTCACCTTGAAGTAATCCAATGCCATCCGAACCCACCCCCAAGAGTCGTAAGGTCAAAGGCACTCCCCCGCGCGGACTCAGCAAGGCTGAGCGCATGCATGAGTATGGTTATCGAGTTCACAAATCTACGGGCGAATACGACCCCACTGGACTTGCAGAACTTGGAAGAAACCCAAGTGATTTTGATGCAGAAACCATGGCTAACATTGCTCGATTTGTGAATCGAGCAAAACAAGGATCTGTTGGCCCATCGTCCGCCCGCAAGAAGCGGGTAAATGAAGGTAACCCCAAGTTCATTGGTCCGCGTACTTTTCAATCGGAGTTGTTGGAAGATTATGCCGCAAAGAGTCCTTCAGATCCCCCACTCTTTCCAGAACAGCTTCGTGCTTTAGTTGCGAGACACAAAGAGTCAAAAGCTCTAAGGGATCAAATTCGCGAAAGAAATGATCGTTCAATTGGTAGCCAAAAACTAAAGTACCTTATTGAAAAAATGAAAGACCGCGCACGCGCAATCGAGGACGGATATTGGGAAGAGCAATATTGATGGCGAAGAAGAACTTCCAGTTCAAGGCGAAGCACAAGAACCCCGCTGGCGGGCTTAGCGAGCTCGGACGGAAGGCGTACAACCGCGCTACGGGCGGACATTTGCAGCGTCCGCAACCCGAAGGTGGGTCGAGACGAAACTCCTTTTGCGCCCGTATGCGCGGCATGAAGAAGAAGCTGACCAGCAGCAAGACCGCGAACGACCCGAATTCGCGGATCAACAAGAGCCTTCGGGCGTGGAAATGCTGACATGGCAAAGCGCGTGAAGGTCAAGAACAGCCTGGTGGGGAACATCAACAAGCGGCGGAAGCTTGGGACCAGCAGGCCAAAGTCTGAATCGACGGTAGATCCCAAACAGTATCGCAAGATGCAGGAAGGCTGGAAGTAATGGCTAAGAAGATCAAGGTCAAGGGTGGCATGTGCAAGGACTGCAACAAGCCGATGAGCCAGTGCGGCTGCAAGTGAGGTAAGCCGTGGCAACAAACTTCGTGAAGAACATGAAGCGGAACATGAAGCGCCGCATGAAGGTCAAGCCGATGGGGCTGACCACCGGCGGCGTGAAGCGTTTCAAGCTCAAGGGCTATGGCGAAGGACCCACGGGCAAGGGCATGGGCTTCGGCGGCAAGAAGGGCTTTTGAACCACTGAGAGGTGGGCGGGCAGGGACTCCCGCAGGGGCCGGTCGAAGGGCCGGCCCCACTTTCGATAAGGAGCAAGTGATGGCAAAGAACCCCACCAACTGGAGTAGTGGCGTGCGAGCGAGCATCAAGCGGCGCGGCACGGAGGGTGTGTGCACGGGCAGCAAGTTCGGCGGCGCATCGTGCCCGCCAGGCAGCAAGCGGTACAACCTCGCCAAGACGTTCAAGAAGATGGCGAAGGGGCGCAAGAAGTA